ATCAGCGACCTACGCGCTATCGGCATGAGCGTGACCGGAACCCAACGTCGGGTTGACTTTGGCAGTCACGTTTCGGGGAGCCTGGACGGTATCGGCAAGGGTGTGCCTGGTGCGCCAAAGACTGAACACGTGCTGGAGTTCAAAACCCACAGTCTCAAGAGTTTCAACGACCTTGAGAAGAATGGCGTGGCAAAGAGTAAGCCCCAACACTTTACGCAGTGTCAGGTGTATATGCACGGGACTTCACTGAAACGTGCGCTGTACGTTGCCGTCTGCAAAGATGATGACCGCATCTACACCGAGCGGCTGGAGTATGACCGCGACCATGCCATCAAGGCAATTGACAAGGGCCAGCGGCTGGCGCTGACTGACCGCCTGCCACCGCCGATCAGCACCGACCCGACATGGTTTGAATGCCGTATGTGTGCAGGCCATGACTTCTGTCACGGTAGCAAGACCACCAAACAGGTCAACTGCCGCACTTGCGCCCACATCACGCCATTGTCCGATTCAACCTGGCATTGCGCCAAATGGGACGCTATTGTGCCGACTGACGCGCAGCATACCGGCTGCGAGAGCCATGTCATTCACCCCGACCTTGTGCCTTGGAAACGCCTGGAAGGGCCAAGCGACTGGGTGGCTATCTATGAGATTGATGGGCAGGGCATTGCCAATGGTGAGCCGGGTGAGGGGGTGTACGGTAGCAAGGAACTGCTGGCTAACGCTGCGGCTTGCGCGAGTGGTGATCCGCTGATTGCCGAGGTAAGGGCTAAGTGGGATGGGAGGGTAGTCGGGTGAATGATTTTAAAACAAAAGACGATTTTGGATGGTTTAAGTTTTGCCCTCAGACTCGCAGCGAAGTCCACAATAAAGGAGAAGCACTGGATTTTGTATTGTGGCAAGGAGAACAATGGTCAGTAACAATGTATGGACTTGAACTCCGTGATGGAACTTATCACGTTCCAGCAAAAGACTTATGGAAATTGGCTCCAAAACTTTTGTCAGAAAAAACAAAAACAAGACAATGTGTTTTTGTGCATTGGTTCCAACATTTAAGTAAAAAAGTTTGGTGTGATGAGGATGACATTGATCATGCTTTGCAGGCTTTTTTATTGTTGTTTAATGAAAACGGAAAACGCACCAATATCATGCCTCCAACATTGATGGGGGAAGCTGAAATTGAAGAATATGCAGTTAATTGCGCCAATCACGCATATAAATTAGCGCGTTTTCGTGCGATGGAAGGGTTGGTGTTTGATGCTCCGTGAATACCAAACCCGCACCATCGATCAACTTTACGCATGGTTCGAAGCAGGCAACACCGGCAACCCTTGTCTGGTGCTGCCAACCGGTTCAGGCAAGTCTCACATCATCGCCGCGCTCTGCAAGGACGCGCTGCAATCCTGGCCTGAGACTCGCATTCTGATGCTTACCCATGTCCGGGAATTGATTGAGCAGAACGCCAACAAGATGCGCCAGCACTGGCCCAACGCCCCAATGGGCATTTACTCTGCCGGGTTGCGCCAGAAGGAACTGGGCGAACCGATTACCTTTGCAGGCATCCAGTCCGTCAGAACCAAGGCCAAGGAAATAGGCCACGTTGACCTGGTTATCATAGACGAGGCTCATTTGGTGAGCCACAAGGACGAGGGCGGCTATCGGACACTTCTATCGGACATCTATCGGACAAATCCGAACGTGAGGGTGATAGGCCTGACCGCCAGCCCATACCGCCTGGGCCACGGTTACATCACTGATAAACCCGCTATTTTTGACGCCTTGATCGAGCCAGTAAGCATTGAGGAACTGATTCACAAGGGGTTTCTATCAACCCTGCGGTCCAAACTAACCCGCACCAAGCTGGAAGTTGATGGGGTTAAAAAGCGGGGCGGTGAGTACATTGAGGCTGAGTTGCAAGCTGCGGTGGACACCAGCGACAAGAATCGTATGGTGGCCGCTGAGATAGTGCGCCTGGGGCATACCCGCAAGTCCTGGCTGGTGTTCTGCGCCGGGGTGGCCCATGCCCAACACATTGCCACCGCACTGCAAGCGCAAGGCATCAACACCGAGTGCGTGACCGGCGAGACGCCGAGCGCCGAGCGTGACCGGATACTGACCGATTTCAAGGCAGGGCGAATCCGAGCGTTGACCAATGCCAATGTATTGACCACGGGTTTCGACGCCCCTGGGATCGATCTGGTGGCTATGCTGCGCCCAACCATGAGTCCCGGCCTGTACGTCCAGATGGCAGGTCGTGGCCTGCGGATCGCGCCGGGTAAGACTGACTGCCTAGTGCTGGACTTTGCTGGGGTCGTGGAGCAACATGGGCCAATCACCGCCGTCAGACCGCCACCAAAGAAGGGTGACAAGCAGGGCGAAGCGCCGGTAAAGGTGTGTGACCACTGTCAGGAAATCTGCGCCTTATCGGTGAGGGTCTGCCCGGCTTGTGGTGAGGCATTCCCCGAACCCGAGCGCCCCGCGCTGCGCCTGCATAACTTGGACATCATGGGCAATGACGGTACTGACTTGGAGGTCAGTAGTTGGCAATGGCGGAAGCATATCAGCAGGGCATCAGGGCGTGAAATGCTCTCTTGCACTTTTTACGGCGGCCTGTCAGACCCACCAGTGACCGAGTACCTGGCAGTGACTCATGACGGATATGCAGGCGAAAAGTCGCGCAGGCTACTTGCCGACATTGCCCACAAGGCAGGCGTGATGCTGGACTATGGAACCGCTGATTTACACCAGATGGCGCAACAGATAACCGAGGGCAGGCCGCCGAGCGCCATAGAATTTAAGCGTGAAGGCAAGTTTTTCACCGTACTAAAGAGGACATGGAACCAATGAATACCCGTCACCCAGAACCCGCAATCGTTACACATTACCGCGCCACCCTGAAGGCCGAGCCACCGAGGGTCTGTCACGTTTGCGATAACTACCGCCCTGACGGCGTTTGCGCCGAGTTTGGCGAAGCCCCGCCAGTAGAGTTTGCAAATGAGCCTGGGGGCTGCGCCTTGTGGGTCTGGGAAGTACCCTTTTAGTATGGAATCCGAACATCTACAGCAGGTTCGCCTGGTTTCATGGTTTCGCAGGACTTACCCTGGCGTGAGGGTCTTTGCAATACCGAATGGTGGCCATCGTGGAGCCTCTCAGGGGGCTGCGTTGAAGGCCGAAGGGGTTAGCCCTGGTGTACCTGACCTTTGCATCCCCGCCTGGAACCTATGGGTAGAACTCAAACGTGAGACGGGCGGCGTGGTATCGCCAGTACAGCGTGACTGGATCGCGTACTTGGAGAGCATAGGCCACCGGGTCATCGTGGGGCATGGCTTCGAGAATGCGAAGCGCCAGATAGAAATGATAAAGCCCGAGGGTTAGTCGGGCTTGGTATCGTTTCGTGAATCGTTACAGGTTAAGCAGCAGCGCCAGCAGGGCGGCAAATAGGGCGGCCATCAGCATGGTTCACCCTCCCATTGGGTGCCGAGCCAGTCTACCGGGTCATATTCCGAGTAATACAGGTACTCCATTGCCTCTTGGTGGCACCATGCATATTTATGCATTAGGTGGTGGATTTTGTCGGTAATGTCGTGGTCTAGCATTCCCCTGCCCCTTTGCAGCTATAGCAAGTGGTGCCATCATGTTGGCCCTCGCCCGAGCCATTGCAGGCAGGGCAGATACCCGGCTCTGAGTCATCAGGGCCATCGTCGGCCATGAGTCTGGCCTGATCGCGCGCATCATCGCGCCAGTCGTCATCGTAGGTCATACAGTCACCTCATTGGTGTCGAGCACCTGTTTGCCCACAATGCTAGACATATGGAATTGCTCCACAGTGCAGGGATACCCTCCATTGTGCATACCCTGCGCCATGTCAAATGCCAAACGCTCGGCACGTTGACGGTCTGGCTGGCTTGTAATGTCATAAGCAAATACTCTAATTTGCTTATTGGTTTTTTGGTCATATACAGAATAGCAACTCATGGCTTCATGCTCCAAAAATAGTAAGCAAAGGGTAAGCCCCATACGGCAGCGCCGATAAGGCCTTGGACTAGGGTCCAGAGTAGTTTTTTCACCTTGTGACCTCTTGAATGTTGATATTGGATTCTGTCAATTGCTTTTCTTGGCAATAGTCGGCGTGGTCTATAAACCCATGTCGGGCGCAAAATATATCAAGTGCATCG